AGTCTGATATGCGGAACATGAGAAACGATATTCAGGACTTGAGGGATAGACTGATTATTGTGGAACAGTCCACAAAGTCTGCACATCACAGACTGGACGGTCTGGACGGGAAACATGAGCTTTCCCAGTAACAAGTGAACATACCGGGACAAAGGTTCCCGGTTAGTCCAATGGGGCTATGAGTGCTGAACGCACTTGTAGCCCCTTTTCTAATCTTAAGGAGGTAACGATTATGAACATCAACTGGAAGGTACGTATCAAGAACAAGAATTTCTGGCTGTCCCTTATCCCTGCCATTCTGCTTCTGGTGCAGGTGGTAGCTGCCGTGTTCGGCTTTACGCTGAACCTTGGCGAACTGGGCGATAAGCTGCTTGCCGTGGTCAATGCGCTGTTTGCCGTTCTGACCATTCTGGGTGTTGTGACTGACCCCACTACCGCTGGTGTGTCTGACTCCGCACAGGCAATGACCTACGAAGTACCGAAGAAGGAGGACTAAGATCATGGCGTATACGAATAGCCCGCTTGTGGCATATACGAAACTCAGTCCCAATCATTCTGGGCAGAGAACCCACGCTATTGACCGCATTACCCCACACTGTGTTGTGGGGCAGTGCAGCGTGGAAACTCTGGGCAACATTTTCTATCCTACTTCCCGTCAAGCGTCCTGCCAGTACGGTATTGGCGTAGATGGTAGAGTGGGTATGTACGTGGAGGAAAAGAACCGCTCTTGGTGTTCGTCCTCCAATGCCAACGATCAGAGAGCCATTACCATTGAGTGTGCCAGTGATACCACTCACCCGTATGCGTTCAAGGATGTTGTCTACGAAAAACTGATTGAACTCTGCGTGGACATTTGTAAGCGCAACGGCAAGAGTAAGCTGCTGTGGCTGGGGGATAAGACGAAAACGCTCAACTATTCCCCTAAGTCTGATGAAATGGTGCTGACTGTGCATAGATGGTTTGCGAACAAATCCTGCCCCGGCGATTGGCTGTATAACCGTCTGGGTGATCTTGCAAAACAGGTAACGGACAAGCTGGGTGGCACTACTGTTACCCCGGCAACCCCGGAAACGTCTACGGACGGTAACGACAAGGTGATTTGGGATTACCTTAAAGGCAAGGGGCTGAATGACTATGCCGTGGCTGGTATCATGGGCAATCTGTACGCTGAGTCTGGTTTCAAGCCTACCAATTTGCAGAACACCTATGAAAAGAAGCTGGGCTATACGGACGCTACCTATACCGCCGCTGTGGATAACGGGACTTACACTAACTTTGTGAAGGACTCCGCAGGCTACGGTCTGGTACAGTGGACGTATTGGAGTCGTAAGCAAGCACTTCTGGCACACGCTCAGTCTGTGGGTAAATCCATTGGTGATTTCACTATGCAGCTTGATTTCATGTGGGAGGAAATGCAGGGCTACAAGTCCATGATGACTACTCTTGCCGGGGCTACGTCCATTCTGGAAGCGTCCAATGCTGTGCTGACTCAGTATGAGCGTCCTGCCGATCAGGGCGAAACCGTACAGAAGAAACGTGCAGGCTACGGGCAGACCTACTACGACAAGTACGCTCAGAAAGCGACTGCTACGGATGGTCTGTACCGTGTACAGGTTGGTGCTTTCTCCAAACTGGACAATGCCAACAGACAGCTTGCAGCGGTTCAGGCGAAGGGATTTGACGCACTGATTAAGAAGGTTGGCAATCTCTACAAGGTGCAGATCGGGGCTTACAGTGTGAAATCCAACGCCGAAGCGCAACTGACCCGTGTGAAAGCTGCTGGGTTTACGGACGCTTATATCACTACGGAGAGTGGCGGCACTGTGGTAGCCACTACTCCGCAGGAGGAAAAGCCTGCCTACATTACTTACACTGTCAAAAAGGGTGATACCCTCTGGGACATTGCGAAGAAGTATTTGGGCAGTGGTAGCCGCTGGAAGGAAATCTACAATCTGAGCGGGTTGACCAGTCAGACGATCTATGCGGGGCAGAAACTTAAAATCCCCGATTAAGACCTGTCCCAACGCTTGAAATGGTGGACGGTGGTGTGATACATCACCGTTCCCTCAATAATCGGATTTGACTTCATAACTGGCGTTTTCCCCTTTACTAATATGTACTCTGCGAACCTCTGCTATGAGAGTGCTTTCAACCATGGTGCGTCCTTCCTTATCCAATTCACGCAACTTCTGAATGAACCATTTTTCTTCCGCAGTCAACACAAGAGCAGGGTCATCTAAGGTGGTCATGCTCTTTTCTTTTAGGGTGTCTGTCCCCAGTAAGTAATCGGTTGATACATTGAAGTATTCGGCAAGTGTACTTAATGTATCTCCTTTAGGGACACCACCCTTTTTCCATCTACTTAAATTCCCACGACTCATACCCAAAGTGTCAACGACTACGGTAGTGACTGCTACGCCATGTTCCTTGCAAAGTGCTTGTAGTCTTTCATAAAACATGAGAAAAAAAAACCTCCTAAAAATATTCTAAAAATGTACTCAAAGGGGTTGACAAGTGCATTTTAGGGATATATAATAAAGACAACAAAAGTTCCACGGAGGGCGTAAGAAACCACCCTCACCGAAAAGTGGAATTTTCGGTGAAGTTCTCTATGGTCAATGTTGGTCGCACAATCATTATAACCATTGGAGAGCGATTTGTCAAACTTTTGTTGAAAAATTTTTGGAAAGGAGGGATGACAAAATGGGAAGCAACGAAAGACTCAAAGGTATCTACAACGGAATGAAGCGGCGTTGTTACAATTCTAAAGATCAATCCTACCCCGCTTACGGCGGTAGAGGTATCAGAATTTGTGATGAATGGCTGGACTCTTACAGTACCTTTGAAACGTGGGCGTTGTCCAATGGTTACAACGATGAACTGTCGATTGACCGTATTGACGTGAACGGTGACTACGAACCTTCTAACTGCCGTTGGGCTGATAGTAAGGTTCAGTGTAACAACAAGCGTCACTACTGGCTACCAGATGATACGCAAGATTTTACCTATGATGGTGAACCTGACCCTGCTGAACAGGAACGCAAGCGAACTGAAATCAAACGCCGACTTTCAAACTATCGTCTGAGTCAGGTGTGGCTTATCAATCAGCTTGCAAAGAGAGGACTTTTTACCGATAAAACGGAAATGAGTTCTGTTCTCTCTGGCAGTAGAATTGGTGCAAAATCGGAATATCTGCTGAATAGCTGTATTGATGTGCTGAACTACTATCAGGAAAATTTTGTCGAGTGCCTATGAGTGAGTTGGAAGAATGTGTCAGTCGAAGCGTTTTCTGTGACATTCTGGTGAGGAAGGTTCGGGAGTACTTCAAGGTTGAGGAACACCGAAAAGACTTTGAGGAATGGTACAGGAAGGAGTACGGCAAAGAGTACGAATGGAGGGACGCACATGACAAGCAATCGGAAGCTGGGGAACAGCTTTGAAAACGAACTGTGCGGACTTCTGGCAGACAACGGCTGGTGGTCGCACAACTTAGCCCAGAACCAGATTGGACAGCCTGCGGACGTGATAGCGGTCAAGAACAATATCGCCGTCCTGATCGACTGCAAGGTGTGTCAGAACAACCGTTTTCCTCTGTCCCGGATTGAGGGCAATCAGGAAGGGGCAATGACCCTATGGGAAGCCCGTGGGAATGAACATTGCTACTTTGCTATGAAGCTGGCTGATGACAGCATTTACATGGTGAGTTTTGATGATCTCTGCCTGCGGCAACTCTACGGAGAAGGAACAATCAGGGAAAGTGAGTTCCCTATGTACCGTACCTTTGAGGAATGGTTGAAGTTCATGGAGGACAACGGATGTTAGTAGAAGTAGGAAGTAATCTGAGAATTACTGACCCGTCCTCTGAGATTATGGACTGGTGCAAGAAAAATCTGGAACTGGCGAACCCAGACTACCAAAAGAAAGTGCGTATGCACTTGTGGACGGGGAACACGCCCCGGCAACTGTTTCTGTACAGTGTGAACGGTGATGACCTCATTCTCCCCTTTGGGTGCTTGAGAAACCTTATGCCACTGATACAGGACGCAGAGGTAGTAACAACATTCGCCCCACAAGAGTATGTGGAGTTCGGCGGGAATGTTCCGCTGTATGACTATCAGGAGATTGCCGTGAACAAGATGATCGTCAATCACTATGGTATCTTACAGTCCCCCGCTGGTTCGGGAAAAACACAGATGGGTATAGCCATTGCCTGCAAGGACAGGCTGAAAACTCTATGGCTGACTCATACAAAAGACCTGCTGACCCAGAGTAAGACCAGAGCGGAACAGTACATTGACCCTTCTCTGCTTGGCACGATCACGGAGGGCAAAGTAAATATCGGTAAGACAATGACCTTTGCCACAATCCAGACCATGTGCAAGGTGGACTTAGACCAGTACAGGGATGAATGGGACTGCATTATCGTGGATGAATGTCACCGTGTAAGCGGCACACCTACGGCAATCACCCAGTTCTCTAAGGTGCTGAATAGCCTGCGGGCAAGGCACAAGTACGGTCTATCGGCAACGGTTCACAGAGCAGACGGACTTATCAAGGCTACATATGCCATGCTTGGCGAAGTGGTTTACACAGTCCCGGACGAAGCGGTCAAGTCCAGAGTTATGACCGTTCATGTAGAGCCGAAGGGTA